TTGCTGCCATTCTAGGGCTTTCCAACTTAGGAGCATCAAGTACCAAACCACCATCTGCAAAGCCATTTTTAATAGACTGACGTAAAGCATAAAAGCCAGCTGGACCACCCAAAGCCGCAATTTCCTCCTGAGTTAAAACACCTTCACCACGGTGAACGATACCCGCTGGATCATACTTACCACCATGCCCTGTATAACCGCCATCTGCATAACCAGGACTAAAAGTTACACTTCCAATTGTTGCTGCTTGAGCCAGCTGTAAAGCAACTGCTGCGCCTGCCGCAACAGGTGCAATATATGGCCCAACATACGGAATACCACTGACAGCGTTATAAACATTGGAATAAGTCTCAGGAGCATTTAACATTACTTTTGCTACGGCCATTCCTTTAGCCATTGCAAATGCTGCTTGATAGTAAGCTGACTCTTCGCCGAGTACAGATTTCAAAACATCAGCAGTACCGTTAAAATAATTTGATCCCCAATCAGTCGCCAATTTTGCCCGTTGAGTAAAATAATCTTCTTCAGAAATTAATTTTTGATTCAAAGCATTTTTTAGCAAATCAACATCTTGCTGATAATAATCTACGCTACTAAATCTATTCTGATAATCACTCCATACTTGATCACGTTCCGAGTTTTCTTCTACCCCCTGCTGAATATTCGCCTGCTTTACTAGCGCATTTTTCATCTCAGGTGAGTATTCTGCTGTGTTGAGAATTTCTTCACGAACCAATGCGTAATATTCACGGGCATAGTCTTCAGCAGACATCCAGTATTGCTGAACCTCTAATAAAGCCTTTTTATCGCTAATAGACTTCAGCATCTGTTTCGATTGATATTCTTCAACATCTTTCTGATAAGCATCGGCCTGAAGTTTCAAGTACTTATCTAAAGCTGTTTTATCTCCTGCAAATGCTAAATTAATGTCTTTAATTTTCTGCTCATTATCAGCAGCCATCGCCTGCTCTTCAGTTGCATAACGTGAAGCCACTGAAAGCTGCTGTTTAGCACGCTCGTCACGAATACGGATTGCTTCTTCATTTGCTTTTTTGACTATATCCAATTCAGCATTTGCTTCTTTTAAAGCATCAGCTGAACCCTTATATCCCAAAACCGAAACATGAATATGTCCACCCGTGGCACGACTTGATGGATTTTTATATTCATCCAAGACTTTAACGACAAACCCATATCGCTTTGCCAATGCTTCAAGCTGAGTCACTGCCTGTTCTGATTTTTTTGCATCATCAATCGTAAAATCAAAAGCGTTACCTGTAGCATGCTTACTATTGGTACCCTTGTGATAACTGTCATTAAATGCAGTAAAACGAGTTAAAGAACTACCAATGGCAGACTGAGCCATTTGAGCAAAATTTGCTGTATATGCTTTAACTTGACCGCCAGCAATAGATTCAGCACTTTTAATGCGTAAACCACTAAGTGCAGAAGCACCAACCATTTTATTTAAATCAGCCTGTTCCTTAGTAGCTTTAGCTATTGCCTTTGCTTGAGCCTCTTTGGCTTTGGCATTTTCTTCTGCTTCTTTGGTATTAGTTTTTAAACTACTTGTGGTTTTAATATTTGCCGCATCTAAAGCCAAACTGGCATTAACCAGTTTGTTAGATGATGTGGTGGCAACCGTACCAGTAAAATTCCACATCTTATCCATTTTGGCGAAGAAATCATAAAAGCTGTCTTGTGTATCCGCTAACATATTCTTGGCAATACCAGGAACTGCTCTGAAATCACCACTTAAAATGGACACCGCAATAGCAGCAACGCCACCTAAATTTTGCCCAACCATTTTGATGACTTGACCAGCACCAATTGCCACGGACGCAACAAACTTAAATATCGTACCTAGACCACTGCCAATATCAGTAAGTTGTAATCCATTTTTAGAAGTGCCAAACATTGCATCGGCAACACCAGTCAATGCAGGCATAAAACCCGATATCAGTTGATTCTTTGCGCCTTGAAATTGCAAATTAATGGCTTGTGTCTGTGCAGCAAGTAATTGCGATTGTTGAATTGCTTCTTGTGACTTAATCACGCCCGCCTCATTCAATGCAACGCCATATTCATCTATAACCTTTCCACCATTGGCAAAAAGTGGCAATAAATTACCCAAGTCACTACCCAAACTTTCAAAAACAAAGCGTTGTTCTTGTGATGATGCACCCACCTCATCCAGCTTATTTTTTAAAAGTTGGACAGCTGCAACACCATCTTTGCCTTGTAGTGTTTTTGAAAATTTTTTTATCTCAGCATCGGTCATTTTTGTGTTGTTTTTAAGTGCATCAAAAAAGTCAGCCGCACCACCTCCACCAGTTGCACTAAATTCACCAAGTTTTTCTTGCACATCTGCAAAAATAGACCCTAGTTGATCTTGCGAAATCCCTAACTGCTGAGATGCAACAGTCATAATTTGGAAATTTTCAATACCAATTTGTGCCCGGTTAGCAAGCATAGCCATTTGGGCATCTGCTTTTGCAGCATCAATTGACATCTTAGCAAGTCCACCAATTGCTAAAGCTGTGCCACCCACAGCCATACCAGCCAATGCACCACTGGCAGCCAAAACCCCGCCACGCAAGCTGTCTACTTTCCCCAATACACTATCAAGGGCAGAACCAAATTGAGTGCCACCCAATGATTGATTCATTTGATCTTTAAAGTTAGAGAAAGCCTTACCCATTTTATCTGTCGATTCTTTGGCTTTACGTTCAGCTCTATTCATCGGCTCGACAAACTGACCGATCTGCGCCACCAAATCCAAGGTTAAACGACCCAATGAAGCTGTAGCCATACTTTTCTCCAGATAATAAAAAACCCCGTAAAACGGGGTTTTATTCAGCTAATTTAGGAATATTCTTTTATGCAGTTTCTATATGCCGCAATATATAGATGCAAAGCCTGATATTTAATATCTATTTGAGACTGCTCAATTGGTAATGTATAAATCAATCCTGACAAAAGTTTTTTTATTTCATCTCGATATACAGGATCACTCCACTCATTAACCAAATCAATTTGTTCAGTTAAAGTCTCGCCTTGATATCTATTTTTTAACAACTTCATAACGTATGAAGCATGGCCATCACAACGTTCATCCAATGTACGTTGATGAATATTATTACTCAAAGCAGGCTTTATATCTTCTACATCACTCGCAAAAGCTACAGTCGAATATATTGCTAATAAAAATGACCCGCTAAATAAAATTTTAATTTTCAATTCTATCCAACTCCCATTTTCCTAAGCTTTGTGGCACATCAAGCTTCACACCATAGTCTCCAGTACTATACTGGTCTGCCCAACCTCCAACTACCATAGCTTCTACCGCAAAAATGACATTCTTATTTAAGTTTTTATCTTCTAAAAACTTATGAAATTTTTTAGCCGTTGCGCGATCAAAATATCCAACAATTTTGTTATCAATACCAACAGCTACTGCATTAGGGTCATGCGGGTTATTAGGTTCAGCTCTGATTATAGCTATGCATTCATGCGCCTTTCTTACTTCATCTTTATCACCAGCAATTTGCTTTAAATTATTTTGATAACTTGCTTCGCCTACGATATCAAAAGCAAAATTTCCATCACCACGAACCTGATAAGCAATAATTTGCTGCATATTTTGTTTTGGATAAATAACTTTCGACTGACTTTTCCGCGCACGATATAAAAACCAAATTACAGCCACAACTATAACCAGTATTATAAAGTCCATTGTGCCCCCTAAATTTATAATTTAGGACACGATAATCAATTGCGTATAAAAAAGCCACCATTGAGGCAGCTTTCATTACTCCACACCATACTGCTGCATTGCCTCATCAAAACTAATTTCAGGCGCATCATGGTTCGGTAAAAAGTCATATTCATCTTCCACCTGAAAGCCTTCTGCCTTGGCATACATAAATTTCAATCCTGCCAAGGCCTCTTCAAACCTCAGTCCAAAGTTTAAGCTTCCTCTGCGCTTTCTGTACTGCCACCAGTAGATGTATTCTCTGTGACTAAGGCTTCGCTTGGCTTCGGCAATGGTTCTGCCTCCAATGCCGTTGAGGACAAGCTCTGCCCAGAATTCTTCTCCTTCAAATTCGGCTTCGCTGTAGCCTTTCCCAAGAAGTTCTTCTTCAGAATTTCTGCCCAAACTGCATCAATCAATGGCTTGCTAAAGTGCTGACGAATTTCATCTTCTGTAAATTCAGGTTCACCTTTTTCACTCACAATACAATCCGCTAGAATACTGGCCAAAGCCTCTTTCTTTTCCTGGTTGGCTTGCATCTGTGCGATGGCAGTTGAATAGTCCATAATTTTAATATGGGTTTCAAATTCGCAAGGCTCACCGCTCACCATAATTTCTACGGTTATCTTTTCGGGTGTATCTATTAAAATGCCTGCTTTAATATCGGCTAAGCTCAATTTTTTTTTCATGATTTAATCCAAAATTTAGCCCCTTTCGGGGCTAGGGTTTAAGCAGTTTCACGAATCCATTCAACTTTGGTGCTACGCTGAATAGTTACTGTAGTTTTCACTACGGTATTGGCATCAATATCCATCGGGAAAGAATCGATATAACCCGTGAATTTATTCCAACTACGACCCTCAGGTAGGGTCACTGCACCAGTTGCAGCTACCACTGTTGGTACAATGCTTTTTGCCTCACCTTTATTTTTACCGGCCCATCCCACAATAAAAGTACGCTCCTTGCCTGAAACTTCTAAATCGTATAAACGACCATGTGAAGCCTCTTTTGGATCTGCATTTAACTCAAATGTTGCTTGACCAGTATCTTTTAAGCCACCACCCTCCATATATTTCTTACTTTCTTCTTCATCCAAAGGTGTAACTTCAATACGTTCCTTTGAATCAGTACCAGGCTTAAAATTCAAAGCCCCTACAACTTTTACCAGTTCAAATTCGCCTGGTGTGGATTTAGATTCATCAACTACCCAGATATCGGTACCCTGTGTACGTCGTGCCATAATTTTCTCCATAAAAAAACCACCTATTTGGTGGCTTTCATTTAGTTAAGGTTCTTCTAACCATCGGCTTTCAATCCGAATACGGTACAAATTGACTTCTGGCTCCAACTCGCAGCCAGTAAAATCCTCAATAGAACAATTTTCTTCAATAACTTTGCGCACTAACTTGGCAATTTTCCGTGTAGTACCTTTATCT